GCGGTGCCCCGCCTCGACGACGCGACCGCCGTGCACCGGCACGTGGTCGACGCCGTTTCCGGGCTGGGTCCGCTGCAGCGCTACCTCGACGACGAGACGGTCGAGGAGATCTGGATCAACTCGCCCACCGAGACCATCTGTGCAGGTCGCGGGCTCATGAGACCCCGCTAGTCCGCAAGCCGTCCGCAGGACCGCCGAGAACGTCCGCGACGAGGCCAGCGGCAGCCGCCCGGGTCCGGTCCTCCGCCGAGGGCCACAGGTGCGCGTACACGCTCAGGGTCGTCGTGGCCGACGAGTGCCCCAGCGCTCGCTGAACCGTCACCACATCGCACCCCGCGGCGATCAGGCCCGAGGCGAAGAAGTGCCGCAGCGAGTGCAGGTTGACCCGCACCCCCGCCGCATCACACGCCGCCGTCCACCAGCCGTTCGCCGTCGAGGGCGGCAGCGGGCCACCGGACGGCGCCATGACGAGCCACCCACCCGTCCCGGCACCGAACACCTCCAGGTGGCGCGCCAGCAGCTCGAGGAGGCCGTCTGCCGCGTACACGACCCGCTCCGACCCGTACTTCGGCGGCCGCACCTCCAGCCCTGTGCCGCGCGCGCCACGCTGCACCTGCCGCTGCACGAGGATCCGCTTGCGCAGGAAGTCGACGTCGCCCACCTGCACCGCGCTGGCCTCACCTAGCCGCAGGCCCGCGAACGCCGCGAGCGCCCACAGCGGCCGGTGATACTCCTCCGCAGCGTCCAGGATCGCGGCCACCTGCTGGGCCGAAGGGATCGTCATCGAGTGCTCGGCGCGACGCCGGCGCGGCAGGGACACCCCCTGCGATGGGTCGGACGCGATCACCCGGTCCCGCACCGCGGCCTTGAGCACCGCGCGAACCGTGTTCATCCGGGACGCGATCGTCGTGGGCGCCAGGCCGTCCGTGGACATCTTCTTCACCCACGCCTCGACGTGGGACGCACGCAGCTGCGCCATGGGCGTCGGCCCGAAGGTCACCCCGTTCATCGCGAGCCGGGCCGCCCGCCTCGTGCTCGCCTCCCACACCTGCCGTGCGGCCCACTCGCGGGCGAACGAGTCGAAGGTGACCCGCCCGGCCTTCGGGTCGACGTACATGCCCGTAACGACGCTCGCGGTCACCTCGTCCAGCCACCGCTGCGCATCCGCCTTGCGGGCAAAGTGCCGCGCGTGCTCCCGGTTGGCCTCGTCCCGGTACCGGGCCCGGTAGCGGCCGTCAGGGCGCTTCGCGATGCTCGACATCGACACCTCCCCGCACCTGTTCGGCGTACCGGAGAGCCACATCGATCTCCGCGATCTGCTCCTCAAGCCGGCGGATCCGCTCGAGGTCGTCGTCGCGCGGCCCCTGACTCACGAGGGGGCCAGTCCAAGTGGTCCCGCCCTTCGTCGAGCGGAGCGAGTCCAGCTCCTTGGTGAGCTCGACGCGGCGCTTGGTCATGCTGGCCACGTCTTCCCAGAAGGCGGACATGTCCGGTTCGGTCACACCTTCGGCTTCCGACGGGGGTGATTGGTCGGCGAAGGGCGCTTCCTCTGCCCACTGCCTCCGCGCTTCTTCGATTGCGCGATAGACGATGTCGGGGCTGAGCAGAGTGTCGATCTGGGCGGCGACGTCGCCATCGACGTCGATTCCGCTCTCGCGCGCGGCGTGGTACGCCGCCGAAAGGGCGTACTGCGAGCGGTGGAACGCGACGATCGTTTCTACGGCCTGCCCCCACAGCCGGTTGGCGTCGTAGATATGCATCGTGAGGCCGAACCAGCCCGAGTCGCGGACTAGCTCGCTGACGAAGTAGAAGCGCCCCGGCCGCAGGATTTCGACTACGTCTGCCGCTTCGGTGATTCGAAGCGGCCGCTCGCCGCTCTCAACCGCCCAGACGGTCGCCTGCGACCACCGCCACCCTCGCTCGCGCATGGCGGTGGCGAGGCTCTGCTGCGACATCGAACCTCGCAACTTCGCAAGGTTCTCGCCGACCTGGACATCCCTGGGGTTCCGTTCCGCCACGCTCGACACACTAGCGGAGACAGTTGCAGACTACCAGCGTTTGTGGTGTACTCGCGTTCGCAGTCGAAAGCGACTAGGAGGCACAGTGGACACATTGACCGCGCAGGAGGTGTCGGCGGAGTACCGGATCCCGCTGCCGACCTTGAGGTGGTGGGTCCAGTCGTCGACTGGCCCGAAGAGCTTCAAGCTCGGCAGGCGCCGGCTCTACAAGCGCTCGGACGTCGAGGCGTGGATCGAGCACGCCTACCAGACGACCGCTACCGGCGGGGCGGCGTGACAGCCGTGACCGCCACACAGAAGAAGCCCCGGCACCTGCGGGAACAGGTCCGGGGCGTGGTTCCCACCGATGAAGGAGCGAACGTGACCATCGTAGACGAGAGGGTCCCGGTAGGCCACGTGCCGACGTGGCACGACTGCATGAACGCCCCCATGACGTTGCCCATCCTGAAGACCGCCACGCGCCGGGACACGATGGTCTGGCGGGAGCGGGGGGAGTGCGCGCTCGCGGACGACGTGCAGTCGTTCTACAACACCCTCGTCTGCGACCTGGCAACGACCTTCACGCAGCGGGTCTTCCGGCCCGGACAGGCCGGGCCGTGGGACCACGCGTGGTCCGCGTTCCTTGCCGGGGAGTTGCGCGAGCGGGGCCGCGCGAGGCACTACCGGTCGCTCTATGGCGACCCACGCTACGCCAGGCGGGCCCGGATCGACTCCGTCGACCGGCTTCACGAGGTCGCTGGCGACAGTCTCGCCATGACCCCGATCACCCCGGCACCCATGACCGTCACCGAGCGGATCGTCGAGGCGGTTGCACAACTCGGCCTTGCCGGTCCCGTCGCCGTCAGCGAACGGGTCGGTAGGGATCAGCGCTATTGCGCCACACGCATGTCTCAACTCGTGGCGAGCGGTGCACTCATTCGCGCTGGCCGCGGGTTCTACACGGTCCCCGGCGCCAACGTCGAGGCTGCTCCGAAGACCGTCACCGAGCGGATCGTCGAGGCGGTTGCGCAACTCGGCGAGGCCACCGCCCGGGCGATCTCGGGCGCGGTCGGGAAGCCGGTCGACTACTGCCGAGCCGTGCTCTCGCGTCTGCTGCGACTGGGTCGGGTCCGCCTGACGGCTCCCGGCACCTATGCGCTCGCGGATGGTGCCCGATGACCGCCATCACTCTCGTGTCGACCACCGGCACCGCGCCCCTCACGTTCGCAGCAGAAGGCCCCGGGACGGTCCGCATCGACCTCGAGGACGGCTCCACGCAGGTGTACGACGTGGCCGCCTTCCGCGAGGTCTACCGCCAGGTCGTCAAGATCCCAGCCGCCAAGGCTGTGATCACCGACCTGCTGCACACCTACGGGATCGACGACCCGAACCAGGCCAAGCGCCTCGTCCGGGAACGGTTCACCGAGGACGACCGACGCGCCTACGTCGCCGCGCTCAAGGTCCTCTACGGGAACGGGGCCCTGGGGTGAGCGACGCCGAGTGGAACTACATCGTCGGCACCGCCATACAGGCGGCACAGCAGTGGTCCGCGTGGGACCGCGTCTTCCTCGTCGAGATCGGGGTGCAGCCATGAGCAAGGTCGAGGTCGAGTGGGAGCCGCTGCCGCCCGAGTTCACCGACAAGCCGGCCTACGGCCGAGTGGACCCGAAGGTAGGACTCGCCGTGGTCAGGGTCGTCTCGCCAGCGCACGGCCAGCACCTTGGCTGCTATCCGTGCTGCTCGTCGGTCGAGTACTACGTCGATGTGATCGACGGCGTCGTATCGGTCTGCGAGTGGCACGACGAGGACTGTCCCGCCCTGCCTGAGATCCGGCGCCAGGCGTGCCACGGCGTCCTCGAGCCGGGCACCTACTGCGCCGACTGTGGCACGTACAACCCGAACGGGGAGTAGGTGAGTGCCGGCGCCCCGATGCTGACGAAGCTGACGTACTTGACGCGGCTTCGGGGCGTCGGGCTTACCCCCACTGAGCACACGGTCCTCGTGACACTGTTGACCTACGCCCGCAAGGACATGACAAACGCCCGCCCGGGATGGGCACGGCTCGCGGCCGACACCGACCTCGACGTGTCCACCGTCAAGAGAGCCACCAAGCGGCTCACGGAGCGAGGCTTCCTCGTCCTCACGGAGATGGGCGGGAACCTCGTCGGGCACGGCCGGGCGAACGTCTACATGCTGACGCTGCCCAGTGCTCTCCGCATCGATCCGTCATCCACAAGGGGTGCGGGCGTGGACCCCTTCGGGGGTGATGAAGGGGGGCGCCCACGCACCCCTAAGGGGGGCACGGGTGCACGGGAAGGGGGGCACGGGCGCCTCGGAAGGGGGGCACCAGCGCCCCCCCATCAGGGAAGTACATCATCCGGTCCAAACGTCATCATTCCGGATGCCAAGCATCCGGGTCCGGCTCCCGCCGGACGCGAACACCACCCGGACGACGATCTGTTCTGGCGCGACCAAGTCATGCAGAGCCTCTGGGCCTCGATGCTCGACGACTACGACGAGCTGGAGGCATGGCTCGACAGCGACATCGGACTACACGCCGACGAGCCCTCCACCGCCCTCGGCATGTGGGAAGACGGCAGACACCCGATCGCGATCCGCAACACCATCCTCAAGGCCAGGCGGGCAGCGTCGTGACCGCCGCGTGGACGGGCCGTGTCGTCACCACAGCACGGGCCTACTGGCGCCCCAGGCTCCCGCTCCCATGCCACTGGTGCGGCAAGCCCGTCTACCCCGACCAGCCCTGGGTCGTCGAGCACATCACGCCCCGCAGCCAAGGCGGCTCCGTCACCGACCCGGCCAACCAGTGGGTCAGCCACCGCCGACCCTGCTCCGACGTCAGCGGCGCCAAGATGGGCGCCGCCATCACCAACGCACGGAAGCGACAACCCCGGCTCGAGAGCGAGAGGGGACGGGGGATTCGGGGGATCTAGTGAGGGTAGACAGCGGCCCCGCCCGAAGAGAGCGGGGCCGCGGCCGAGGCTGGGTTCGGATCAGCGAGCCGAGGGTGCGTGCGGCTCCACGGTGTAGCTCGGCTCGACGTCAGTCTCATAGACGTAGGTGACTCCGGGCGTAAGCGACTTGGTAGCGACGGTCGCTGTCGTCGCGCTGGTCGTGACCAACGTGGGCATCGCGGATCTCCTTCGTGGGATGACTTGTCTCATTGTCCACTAACGCTGGGGCTTGGGCGACCCGTTCCCCGTCTCCTTCTCCCACGCCGAGAGCTGCTTCTCGAGCGCCTTCATGATCTCGAACACCTGCCCTGGCGGGATCTTGACCCGCGCGACGATCTGGGCGTCAAGCTGAACGAACTTGTTGCCATCCGGGTCGGTGGCAGGGTGCGCTGCCTGCACGAGCGTGGCGAAGTCGAGTACGAAGGTGTCCGGAGTGTGCCAGGCGCTAACGAAGTCCGCGTGCACCCCGGCGACCTTGTCGGGCGGCATGGTGATCTTCAACCGCTGTTCGGGCATGCCTGACTATCGGCGTGCGAAGGCGTCCATGATCATCCCCCATTCGGGTGAACGACTCTTTAGGTCGGGCACGACAACCCGCGCTTGCCGCCCGCTCTCTTTCCCTCCCCCCGTGGCTGGATCTGACACAATCGGGGTGTGGCGTCAGCAAAGCCGACTCATCTGAGTCGCATCCCCCGGGACACGGACGTCTCGGTTGCCGACGTGGGCGCCAGGCTGCTGGGGCTGTCGCTGTTCAAGCAGGGCTACCAGGTGGCGGGGGTGATGCAGGCCCGTGGCCGTGGCGGCGACCCGTTGTACGAGGAGGTCGTCGTCCTGATGCCTCGTCGGGCGACGAAGACGACGTCGATCTGGGCGACGCTGCTGGGTCGGTGCGCGACGATCCCGGGCTATCGGGTGGTGTGCACTGCGCAGGACGGCACGCGGGCGGGGGAGAAGATCCGCGAGCACATGGAGATGCTGGAGGCCAACGGCTTCGAGGAGTCCGGGGCCGGTGAGTTGAAGTGGAGCAACGGCAAGGAGCGGATCGTCTTCGAGAATCGCTCGATGCTGTGGACCGTGGCGCCCAAGCCGGGTGCGTTCCGGTCGGCCGCTGCGGACGCGATCTTGTTCGACGAGGCGGGAGAGCTCGACCCGGAGCAGGGTGAGCTGCTGCTGGCCGGGGCGCTGCCCCTGATGGACACCCGCGACGCTCCGCAGGTGGTCATCACCGGGACGCCGTCGAAGACGCGGGCGGGCCTGCTGTGGTCGACGCTGCAGGACGGGCGCGCCAGCAAGAAGGGGACCGGCATCGTCGACTACTCGCTGCGCGACGACGAGGAGATGGTGGCGGTCGACGACGACGGGAACGCCGTCCTGGTGGAGTCGGTGCTGCGGCGGGTGCACCCGGGCATCGGCACGTTGACGACGATGGCGCGGATGCGCTCGCGGTTCGAGAAGATGAGCCGCACGCAGTTCGAGATGGAGTACGGGTGCCGGTTCCCGGCGGATTCGGCGACCGACGCGCTCGACCCGGTGAAGTGGTCGGCCGGCCAGGTCCCGGAGATGGAGCGCCCGGAGCGCGTGGGGGTCGCGTTCGACTGCGCCTACGACGGCTCGAGCGCGTCGATCGTGTATGCGTGGCGCCTGGACGACGGGCGCCCGGTGGTCGAGGTGGTGGCGCACCGCCTGGGCACCAACTGGGTGGCGCGGGAGGCGCAGCGGGCTTCGGAGAAGCTGCGGCGGGTGCCGATCGCATACGACGACATCGGGGCCAACAAGGACCCGGCCACGGCGCTGGAGCGGATGAAGCCCAAGCCCCGGCTGGACCGGCGCAACACCAAGGACGTCATGGGTGCTGCGGCCCGGCTCGCGAACGAGGTGCACGCCGGGCGGCTGCTGCACTTCGGGCAGGCCGACCTGGACGCCGCGGTGGACAACCTGACGTGGCGCGACGTGCTGCGCTCCGGGCGGGCGTTCGGACAGAAGTCCCACGCGGGCGCACCCATCAACCCGATCGTGGGAGCCTCCATCGCGCTGTGGTCCTACGACCAGCTGCCCGCCCGCGGCACCCACACGCTCGTCGCCTGATCTGACGGACGGCGCGCCCACGTCACCATCGTTCTGACGTTCGTGGGTCCCGCGTCGTATAATTCCCCACGTGGGGATATTCTCCCGGCTGCGGACCGCGGACCAGCTGGAGCGCTACGCCACGGCGCAGCCGGCCCGGGCCCTGGCCACCCCGTTCGCCGGTGAGCCGACGCTGGCCCCGGCCGTCGTGCTGGACAGCATCTTCGAGGGCCGCACCATCCCGGTCACCCGGGCCGAGGCGATGAGCGTCCCGGCGATCTCACGGGCGCGACGCCTGGTGTGCAACATCCTGGGCCGACAGCCGCTCGTGGCGTACCGGGCCGGTGAGCCGTTGAGCGAGCAGCCGCGGTTCCTGTACGCCTCGCGCTACTTCCCGGCCCGGCTGCGAATGATCTGGACGCTCGACGACCTGATGTTCTACGGCTGGTCGTTGTGGGTGCTGGACCGCGGCGCGGAGGACCCCTCGGGCCGCGCGCCCATCCTCGACGCCCTGCGCATCGACCCGGCCCGCTGGCAGGTCCGCGACGGGAAGATCGTCGTCAGCGGCCCCAAGGCGCAGCAGATCGAGCTGCAGGACGGGCAGTACCTTCTGTTCCCCGGCGCCCAGGAGGGCCTGCTGACAACGGCGGCGGGCACGATCCGCGGCTACCGCGAGCTGGAGCGCCACTGGCAAGAGCGGGTCAAGAACCCGGTCCCGGTCACGGAGATCCGCTACGTCGGCGACGACGACCTGACCCCGGACGAGATGCGGGACATCCGCAAGACGTACATCGACGCCGCCAACGACACGGGCGGCACCGTGATGGTCACCCCCCGCGGGTACGAGATCCACACCCACGGCAGCGAGGTGCTGGACCTGTTCGTCCAGGGCCGCAACGCCGCCGCCCTGGACGCGGCCCGGTTCGCCGCCATGCCCGCCTCGATGCTCGACGCCTCCCAGGTCAACGGCTCGTCCATCGACTACGAGAACAACGAGGCGGGGCGCTCGAGCTACCGGGACCTGACGCTGCGGGACTGGGCGCTGCCCATCGAGGAGGCCCTGTCCCAGGACGACGTGCTGCCCGCCGGCCAGTACGTCCAGTTCGACCTGTCCGCGCTCACCACGACCGACACCGGCACCGGCCCGGCACTGGAGGACTGATGACCACCATGAAGATGGCCGGGCGCCTGCTGCGGGCCTCGGCCGACGACCGTGTGAAGACCTACCTGCTGGCCCCGTTCGGCGAGCCGGGCCGCACCAACCTGGGCAAGGTCAAGCTGACCGCCTCGTCCCTGACGGTCCCCGACGACGTGACCGCCCTGGCCGTCAACGTCGAGCACGACCCCAAGACCCCGGTCGGCAAGTTCGTCCGTGTCCAGGCCACCGACGCCGGCTACGAAGCGGACGTGCGGTTCCTGGCGACCAAGGCCGGGGACGACGCCCTGACCGAGGCCAACGAGGGCGTGCGCACCGGCATCAGCGTCGAGGTCGACAACCCGGTGATCCGCAAGGGCCAGATGCTGGCCGGGGCGCTGTCGGGTGCCGCGGTGTGCGTGACCCCCGCGTTCCCCTCCGCCCAGCTGGTGGCCGCCGACGCCGGGGACCTGCCCGAGGACTTCCCGAGCTGGCAGGCCCCGTCCGAGTCCAGCTCGACGAGCACCGACGAGATCGTCGTGAACGGCGTGACCTACGTCGTCAAGCGCACCTCGACGTCCAAGACCGAGGTCGAGGAGAAGACCACCACCGCGGACCCGCCGCCGGTGGACGAAGCCGCCCCGGCGGCAGAGGAGGGCAACATGAGCACGAGCCTGACCGCCGCCGCCGTCGCGGCCGCCGGTGTCCAGCCGGTCCACCACGGCGCCGACAAGCCCAAGGGCGCCGAGGAGGTCTACCGGCTGCTGGCCGGCGCGCACCGCAGCGGCGGGGAGACCCGCATGCTGGCCGCGCTGACCGACGTCACCCACGACGACGGCAACAACAACGGCGACGGCCTCGGCGAGATCGCCGCCGCCCCCGCCTGGCTCGGCGAGGTCTGGGCCCAGGTGCCCTACGTGCGCAAGTGGATCCCGCTGGTCGCCCAGGCACCGCTGACCGCCTACCGCCAGCTCGGGTTCCACTTCGGCACCAAGCCGCTGGTGCAGAAGTACACCGGCAACAAGGCCGAGGTCCCCTCCAACGGGATGACCGCCACCCCGGTGTCCTACGGCACCCAGCGGTGGGCCCACGCCGCCGACCTGGACCGCCGCTACGTCGACTTCGGCGACCAGGACGTGATCCGCGCGTTCATCGAGGCGCAGAACGAGTCCTACCGCAAGGAGACCGACCTGTCGGTGCACGACGACCTGTTCACCATGGCCGCCGCGTTCGTGCCCGGCGCGGTCCCCGCGGGCATCGACGCCGGCCTGGCAGCCCTGGTCGACGGCGCCCTGGCCCTCGTCGCCGCGGACCTCAACCCGACGTTCGCGATCATCGGCGTCGACCTGTACCGGCCGCTGCTGTTCACCCTGGAGCAGAAGGGCCTGAAGTTCCTGACCATGGCCCTCGGCCTCGAGGAGGGCAGCCTCGACGGCTTCAACATCAAGCCCTCCGGTCGCCCGGCCGCGGCGGGCAAGGTCCTGGTGGGCGACGGCTCCACCGTGGTGTTCAAGGAGTTCGGCGGCGGCTCCCCGCTGCGCGTCGAGGCCGAGGACATCGCCCACGGCGGCCGCGACCTGGGCCTGTTCGGCTACACCAGCCTGCAGGACAAGACCCCCGCGACGGTCGACGGCATCGTCGTGGCCGACCTGGTGCCGTGATGGCCGTCGAGCGCGCCGACCGTGAGCGATCCATCGCGGTCATGACCGCCCAGGGCGCCACGCCCGAGGAGATCGCCCGGGCGTTCGGGGACGTCGTCGAGATCCCGGCCGACGGCGTCGAGCGTGACGTCACGCTGCCGGGCAAGGCGCGCCGGCGCACGCAGGCCTGAGAGGAGGTGGCGAGCATGGCCCTGGTCGGATGGGTGGACACCGTGACGCACGCCGCGGTGCTCGACGTCGACTTCCCCGACGCCCCGGCCGACCCGGACGTGCTCGCCACCTACCTGGCGACCGCCTACGAGCAGTGCGTGGAGTACCTGCCGCACACCCGCGACGCGCTGACCGGCGAGCTGGTGCCCGTGGTGCCTGATCCGCTGCCGGACAGGCTCGTCAAGGCCCAGATCTGGCAGGCGCGGGCGCTGTACGCCTCGGTCGTCACCGGCCCGGGTGACCAGGTCGGCGTGGACGGGATGCGGGTGACCGTGTACCCGATGGACTGGTCGGTGCGGAACCTGCTGCGCCCGCGCCGGGTCGGCAGGTTCGCATGAGCCTGCGCGCACCGATCGCCGCCGCCCTCGCCGCGGCCCTGCCGGGCACGTGGAAGGTCACCGGCTACCCCGGCCAGGTCATGGGCCGGGTGGACCGCACCACCGTCGCGGTCTGGACCAACGAGATCGCCCACCTGGACGGTGCCCCGGCCACCGCCTACGTCACGACGTTCACCGTCGCCCTGTACAGCGTCCACCAGGACCCCGCCCAGGCCGACGACGACCTCGAGCAGACCCTGCCGCTGCTGCTGGACGCGCTGTGGGGCATGGCGAACCTCGTCCTCGACAAGGCCGAACGCACCGTCAATGCCGACAACACCCTGCACGCGTGGGTCCTGACCGTCCGGCAGGGCATCACCATCACCGAGGAGGCCTGAGCCATGCCCGTCACCATCCCGAACGTCGCCCCGCTGACGCTCAAGGACATCGACCTGATCTTCGGCGAGCTCGTGGCCGGCGTCGCGGACTACACCAACGGCGTCAACTACAAGAAGCACGTCGACCAGGTCGAGCTCGTGCCGTCCTCCTCGACGCAGTCGTGGACCGGCCTGGGCGGCAACACCCACACGGACGTGTCCACCGCGACATGGGCGGCCACGATCCGCTACGCCCAGGACTGGGACACCGCCGCGTCGCTCAGCGAGTACCTGTTCGACCACGAGGGCGAGCACGTCCCGGTCAAGTTCCAGCCCCGCACCGGCTCCGGGTCCACCTTCGAGGCCGTCCTGGTCATCACCCCCGGATCGGTCGGCGGCCAGGTCAACACCCTGGGCGCCCCGACATCGGTCACCCTCGGCTGCGAGAGCAAGCCGACCCGCACCCCGGCCGCCTGATGCTGTCGGCACGCGGCTCCCGCGAGCTGCGCGCCGCCGGCCTGGCCCTGAAGCTGGTCGAGCGCGACGTGCGCAACTCGATCAACCGCTCCATGCGCTCGACCATGAACCCGGTCTGGCGCGGCGCGGTCGCCGAGCGTGCCCGCACCCGCCTGGACCAGCGAGTCCTGAACACCGGGGTACGGGTCGCGCCGGGCAACCCGCCGGCCTTGATCGCCGCCGGGTCGACCCGAGCCCTGCCCGGCGGGCTCGTCCCGGCCGCCACCTACTACGCGGTGGAGTTCGGCGCCGACCATGACACCGTCACCACCTACCAGCGCACCAGCCCCAAGGGCACCCGGCACACCGTCACCCGGCACACCAGCCACCAGCTGCCCGAGCGGCGCCGCCAGGGCCGTGTCGTGTGGCCCGCGGCCGCCGAGCTCGCACCCCGGCTGGCAGCGCTGTACGTGCAGACGATCGTGCGCGGCGTCTACGAGGCCATCGAGAAGGGCGGGCGCTGATGGCGATCAAGATCGCGATCATCGACGACTTCCGCTCGATCTTCTCCGGCACCAAGAAGCTCAGCGAGGCGTTCGAGGACGTCGCCGACAGCCTCGACGGCGTCGCCGACGAGTCGAGGACCACCGCCCGCGAGGTCGACACCCAGATGGGCAAGGTCGAGACCGCGGGCAGGGAGGCCGCCAGCGCCCTCGAACGCAAGTTCTCCGAGGACTTCGAAAAGGTCCGCAAGGACGCCAAGCGCACCGGCGACACCGTCGACACCGAGACCCGCTCCGGCACCCGCCGGGCAGGGGAGGCCACCGGCGAGTTCAAGCAGGAGGCCCTGTCCAACCTCTCCGAGGTCACCTCGTCGTTCTCCGGTGACATGACGCAGGCCGTCGACGGTGTGCAGGGCCTGCTGGGCGGGCTGGCCGGCAGCGCCATCCCCGGTGTGTCGGCCGCTGCCGGTGTGGCCGCTATCGGCTTCGGGGCGGCGTTCGGCGCCATGCGGGCCGAGGCCGAGGCGACCAAGGAACGGGTCGGGGCGATCTTCGACGACCTGGTCACCAACCAGCTCGGCACCCTGTCCGAGGCGCTGATCAACTCCCGGCTGCAGGAGATCGTGCAGGACACCGGCAAGGTCGCCAACGCCCAGAAGGCCGCCAAGGAAACCGGGCTGGACTACGGGCAGGTGCTGCGGGCCATGGCCGGGGACGTCACGGCTGCCGACAAGGTCACCCGGGCCTATGACGCCATGATCGGCGACCACGAGGACACCGTGCGTGGCCTGACCGACGAGCTGGCCACCAACAAGGACCGCACCTATGCCCGCACCCAGGAGCTGTACGCGCAGGTCGGTGCCGAACAGCGGGTCATCGAGGAGCTGGAGAAGTCCCGCTCCGGCTACGGGCTGGCACGCGCCGACCTGGAGAAGGCGACCGAGGCGCAGCGGGCCCTCAACGACGCGCTCGACGCCGGCTCCAACCGCGCCCAGGTCGCCAAGGACCGCCTCGACGCGCTCCGCGAGGCGGCCAGCGCCCAGGGCGGGGACATCGAGTTCACCATCAAGCTGCTCAACTACGACCAGACGTACAAGTACCTGTCGGACATGGAGACCCTGGTGCGTTCGATCACCGGGGACAAGACCCTGCGCATCGGCCGGGGCCTGGGCGGCGGCGGCGGGCAGGTGCTGTGATGGCGACCTTGACGCGTGACGCGGTGGTGTTGGCCCCGGTGGACGTGCTGGGCTGGTCCTCGACCCGGCGTGGGGCGTCGGTGGTGCACCAGGTGATCGGTGATCCCGACCCGGACGTGACGGTGCGGGCACCGTCCCTGGCGTCGGGGGACCTGCGGCTGATCTGGGCCGACGAGGCGACCGCGCTGGCGGCTGCTGCGGCGCTGGCCGTGGTGGGTGGCCCCTGGGTCCTGGGCATCACAGGTCGTCCCGGGCTGGACGGGTTGAGCGTGCTGGTGGTGGGGGACATCACGGTGGCGGCGACCGACGACGCCGGGGCGGCCTGGACGCTGACCGTGGGTGTGCAGGAGATCTCGTGAGCGCGCCGGCGATGCTCACCGCGTGGGCCACCCTCACCGGGTTGCCGACCGCCCGCTGCCAGTCGCTCGAGGTCGATCTGGACGAGGGCCGCGCCCCGTTCGCCGCCGCCCGGTTCGCCCTGGCGACCAGCCCGGCGCTGACCGCGGCGCTGTCGCAGGCGGCGATCCGGGCCGGGACCGTGGCCGTGGACCTGCTGGTGCGCCGCCAGTGGTTCACCGCACCCACTCTGCTGGAGGTCGGGCAGGGCTGGGCGGGTCTGACCCTCGCCCAGGTCGGGGTCGAGGTCGGCGGGTCGACGCTGGCCGCGCTGGCCGACGCCTGGTCCACCCCGTGGGACACCGCCGACCCGTGGCGCGCCCCGCAGGAGATGGCGGCCCACCTGACGGTGTCGGCCCGTGACATCGCGAGCCTTCCCGGTCAGGTCGTCGTCACCGCGGCGTCCGACGAGCTGCGGCTGCGCAAGGAACGGGTGATCGGCGCCCGGGCGGCCGAGCCCGCCAGCACCCGGCTGGGCGCGTTGTGCGCCGCGGTGGGCATCTCGACGGCCGCGCTGAACCTGGCCGGGTTGCCGGTGGTCACGGTGCCGCCGTTGACGCTCGCGGACTCGGCCACCACCCCTGCATGGGACCTGTTGATGACCACCGCGGCCGCGGTCCAGCGCCGGTTGTGGTGCGACCTGGCGGGCGCCTGGCAGCTGACCGACCCGTCCGTGGCCCCGTCCGGGTCGGTGCACGTGGCCCGCGTCGCTGACGCCACCGACACCGAGGACGCCTCCGGGGTGTTCGCCGACGTCGTGGTGTTCGTGGCCACCGCCACCAGCTACACGACCAACCAGAGCACCGGGGTGGTGACCTCGGAGAAGGTCACCGAGATCATCACCTACCCGTTCCCGGTGCCCGCCGGACGGCACGCCTACCTGACCGTCACCGAGGACTACGGCGACATCGACGTGGCGGGCATCCCGTTCGACTGGTTGCCGACCCCCGCGTCCCTGGCGCCCCGGCTGGCCAAGGTCAACGCCACCGACCGGCAGCTGACCGCCACCGCCACCGCCGACCCGTCCGTGCGCCCCGGGATGGCGTTGACCACCGGAGCCCCGTCCCTGCCCACCCTGGCCGGCGTCGTGTCGGCCGTCAGCATCCGCATCCCGGAGGACACCATGACCCTGACCGCCCGCGCGATCACCGAGGTGCCGTGATGGGCGCCACCGTCGACCGCATCTGGCAGTACGCCGCCACCGACCTGGTCGACCCGGCCGGGCTGCACCTGCTGCTCAACGCCCTGGGCGACAGCGTCCGCAAGAACCTGCCGCGCGCCATGTCGGCGGCAAACGTGCTCGTCAGCCCGGACACGACCACGAAGGTGAGCGCCGTCATCCCGTTCGGCGTCACCTACGCATCGATCCCGCTGGTCATCACGCTCTCACCCATCACGTCCGGCGGCATCATCGTGTCCACCTACGCGGTGAGCATCGGCCTGACCGGCTTCACGATCCGCTACAAGGCATCCGCCGCAACCGCAACCCTGGGATGCGACTTCGTCGTGATCGGGACCCTGGCATGAGCCTGAACGGACGCCTCACCGCCGACGAGCTGGTGACCGTCGACACCGCCCGCTGGCTGCCGGGTCTGGGCCACCAGCTCGCACCCGCCGCCGCGGCGTCCTACCTGGCCGCCCGTGCCGCCGGGATGCCCGCCGGCATCCGCGACGCCTACCGCACCTACGACCGGCAGGTCGCCTACGCCGCCAACCCGCCCAACGCCGCGGGGCTGGCCGCCAAGCCCGGCACGTCCCCGCACGGCTGGGGCACCGCCCTGGACCTGGGCGTCCCGCAGGCCGCGTGGCTCGACGCCCACCCCGAGTACGGCTGGCGCCAGACCATCACCCGCGAGCCGTGGCACCGCGAGTACCAGCCCGAGCACGACACCCACCAGGAGGCCGACATGGACGCCACCCAAGCCAAGCAGCTCGCCGACACCCGGACCGAGGTCGCCAACATCCAACGCGTCGCCGCCAAGCTCGACGCCCGGCTGTTCGCCATCGACAAGGCCCTCGCCGCCCCCGCCGGCATCGACCTGAACGCCCTCGCCGACCTCCTCGTCGACAAGATCGCCCACCGCCTCCAGAACGGATGACCACCATGACCCACGCCGACCCCGACCCGCGCGACCTCGTCCCGCCCATCCTGCGCACCTGGTGCTACGGCGTCGGGACCGTCATCGAGCTGGGCGTCGCGCCCGCCCTGCTCGCCGCCGGGCAGACCGTCGCCGCAGCCGTCTGCGCACCCATCGGCGGAGCGGTCCTCGCCCTCGCCTGGGGCTACCGACCCACGAGGCCGGCCACGTGAGCGAGGAGGTCTGGACCCCCGCCGAGCAGACGCGCGCGCTCAAGCGCATCGAGGAGAAGGTCGACGGCCTGACGCTCGCCCTGCCGCAGACCTACGTTCCGGCCACCCTCTGGGAGCAGCGCAACACGCACGTCGACTTCGTCATCGCCGGGCTCGGCCGCGAGATCGGCGACCTGCGCGGCGAGCTGCGCGCCAAGCGGGCACCCTGGTGGTCCGTCGCGGCCGTCGTCATCGCCGCCGCCGCGCTGCTGTGGAGCATGTTCGGCGGCTAGACCTCACGGCCACGGCGGGCGACGAGCACCATCCCCACGCCGGACACCACCAGCACACCGGCCAGGACCCACCCCTCGAGCGAGGTCCCCGTCTCCGCCAGCACCGTGGCCACCGGCAGCGCCGCCGGATCGACCACCGGCGCAGGCTCCACCGGATCGATCTGCCGCCCGATCGTCTCCTCCGGCAACATCCCCTGCGCGCAGTGGTCCACCTCCACCACCTGCCCCGGCTCGCACACCGGGTCATCCGGCCCCGGCACCCACGCGGCGAGCGCGAGCGCCGCCATCACCCCCACGGCGCCGTACCGCCTGGGCTCAGTCCGCAGATAGTCCGCAAGACGGCAGTCGTCAGCCATCATGATCCGTTCTTCCCCCTCGGCGTCCTCGCAGGTCAGACGCACGTTCCATCAACGACACGGATGTGCCGTCGCTAGGTGGGGAGTCCTGGATCAACTCGCCCTCCGCGGTGTTCGTCGCCCGGGGCGGCGTCGCCGAGCTGACCACGACGATCCTGTCCGACGAGCAGGTGCGCGACCTCGTCGAGCAGATGCTCAAGGCGAGCGGGCGCCGC